AACCAACGAGCATTAACGAAAGAAATATTAATATGTTAATCCTGCGAGTCATGTTGTAATTCCTGTTTGATTTGTTGTATTATTTTCTCCATGTTCTGATGCGTGATTTTATCAAGCTTATCAAGAATCCGACGCTGCATATTTCTCAATTTTTGAACCTCAATATGCAACTTGTCTAACTCTTCTCTCATCATAACGTTCAATTTGTCGGAGGCTTCCTTTTCTTCCCTCCAGGTTTTAATTAACTCCCTTATATTAGCTATTTCAGAATGATCCGCATCAGCTTTTGAACGTCTCACCATCGACCGTATTGTGATAATCGATAAAAGAAATGCAAGAATTGAACTGGTAATCGTCAAAAAATTCATATCTAAACATATTGAGAGTTATTTATCTGCGCGTTAGTTGTGCGGTTCCTGCTATAGCTGCACAGGCAGCTATCACATACCCGGCGATGGATATCAAAGTAGCATTAAGATTCAGATTCATTGAACTGTTTGCAATCACAACGGCTACAGCGCTTCCACCAATCGACACCGCTATTTTTTTCAATTGTTGAAAAAATACAGGACTTTCAGCTTTAATACGTGCAATCAATTCATTCATTTTTCTATTGATAAGGAACATACACCGTTTTCCCACCTTTCACGATCGATCGTAATACTTCCTTCCGGTTGTGAATGCTTGAATAACTCACATGCACCCAATCGGGATTTATTGCGTTTCCCTTTTCCCAAATCAACTGATCAAATGCCAATTTTTCCTTGATAAAGGCAAATAAATCGGCGGTTGTATAACTTGAAGTTGGAAAAGCTTTGATATCTATTGCCTGACCTTTGCAATGCTGTGAGGTTGCAACACCTCCGATTTTAGCATTCACGGCTATCGATCGAAAGAATGAATCTATCTGAATAGGCTCTCCGATAAAGGTACGCAGCTTTTCAAATACCATTTCCGCAAGAAGCTCCATAGCTTGCACCTGATCCTCCTCCTCAGGGATATTGGGTAATCCTGTACTTGTCTGGATAGCTTCACCCCAACTGATATGTTCAGAAATATTTGTCATCGAAGTAAGTTTTTAAAAAATCTGCCGACCGGTTACCCGACCGGCAGATCTTCACACGAAAAAACAGGAGGTTATGCGGATGGTGATTGTACAATTACGGCAACCCCTTTTGAATCATTTCTACGGATCCGACCACCTGCACGAACGAGATATGAATAAATATCACCGTAATAGGTTGGGTCTGCTATACGTTCAAAGAAATTGATGGTTCCCAGGGCGCGTTCAACGCTATTGATATGCCAGAAGATAGCAGCTGCATTATCGGTTGCTGCTCCTGCGCTCAACCAGTCAAGAGGAGCACATGCGGTGCCGACTGCATTGTCATATTTTAAAACTTTATCACGATTGAAAATGGTAAAGTTCATGAATTTACCAATTGCACCGGTGGAAGGATCAACCAAAGCCATGAAGTCGCGGTATTGGGTTGGAGTCATGCTCGATAACAACTGATCATACATATCTGCATCTAACAATGCATAGCGGCTTGATGTAGGAATGTTTTGTTTGTTGAAGAGTTTGTTTGCAGCACGGAAATCATCCATCGTCAATGCCATTCGATTGCCGGTTGCGCCGTCAAGATGCGCCGGCACAGCAGCACCGCTGGTGCGCAAAATTGAAATGGAATTTATAGGAGCCCAGTTTTGCAACATATCAAGAGCAACTGCCTGATTCATATTGCTTCTCATTTCAGAAGTCACAGAGGTTCTTTTGTCATAGGACAATTCGACAGTTTCAGCATTCGAGATCAATACAGGATCAGTGGTGAATTCATTTAAAGGATAGGTGACATCTACGTCGGTTCGTTGAACGATAACGCCAGGTAAAATTGTTCGGTTCTTGGTTGTCCCGACCGCAGCCCCTGCTTGTGGAATGTGAACCACTTTACCTGCCAACACATACTGATCTGCATTATATGCAAATTGCAAAAATGAGTTGTCCGCGAAAAGGGACGGTACAATATCATTTTCCCAAATTTCCTTTTGGATAGCCATCCCGAAACTGCCATGTGGCATCCCGGGAATAAATCCGGATATCACACCAAGCCCAACGCCGAACACTGCCGGAGCGCCCATAGCCATCATTAAAAATGAAGCTATTACAATGTTAAATAACAACAATCCAATCTTTTTCATACCTTAAAAATATTTACTATTAATACTCAATTCGTTTTATTCTATCAAATTACCCCTCTAAGGTTAGTTTTGAGGAAACTTCTCGTCGTGTTTTTGCTGATATACTTCCGGATACTTTTCTTTCAAAATTGTGAGCTTATTGGCTTTGTCAAGCTCATCCCAGCTCTTTGCTGATAGATCAGCCAGTTCGGTAACACTCTTATTATTAATCTGATATGCAACTCCTGAGCGTTTTGGAATCGATTCCAGTGTTTTCTTAGCGCTATCGAAATCAAGGTCAAAAAGCTTCAGATATGATTCAATGGCAGCAGCATCAATGCGTGCATCTTTCACGGCTGCATCAACGAGTGATTTTGCTTCAGCTTTTAGCGCGATTACTTTTGCGTTCGCAATCTCAGTGAGTTTTGTTTCAGCGATTGTCAGTTTTGTTTTTGTTTCCGACAATTCAACCTCAATACTGGTTGTTTTTTCCTGCAATGCCTTTACGACATTCACATATTCAGATTCAATGGCTGATTCAGCCAGATTTAAAAGTTTAGCAAGTTCTTTCATTTGATTTTTTGTTTTAAAAGTAGGTTGCCCTTCAAAAAGAGCGATTATGTTTGCATCATTCATCTCTATTTTCTCGCCTGCCTGGTCATATAGCTGCACAAAAGCATTTTTATTAGATCCGAAAGCGACGGGAGAGACTTCTTTAAGTTTCCATTTCGTAATAGTCGGCCCTTTTTGACCGGCAAGCTTTAAAGAGGGTTCATCCGATAATTCAAGTGGTAAGGCACCGATACTTACCATGTTTAAATAGCCGTTTTCCATCTTACGGGAAATATTGGCTGCAACTGGATCCGATTCGTCAAAATTCGTAGTCCCTACTAATTGACCATCTTCGAGATGAACATCATCCCATTTGCCAATTGGAGGTTGACCATGATCATGTGCATTAAGCATGACAGGATTCTTTAAAAATTCCGATAAATCACATCCTGAAGTCAACATACGAAATCCGTAAGTGTTAACTGAATCATCTGATAGTGTCACTTTTTTTACGCAAGCCATATTCGTGAATCATAATCTTGTTAAGCTGTCTTTATTTCAGTTGCAAATTTCTTTTGTTTACAACCTCTTTCCAAAAATATATGACAACTTGTCAGATATTTTTTTATATCGCAGTTAGAATGGCTTATTTTGTGATGCAATTCAGAAATAGAATCGATAATAAAAAGCTATGGCTAAAACACGAACAAAAGACGATCTATCCCGCAGACGCGATTATGCACAACTTCTCTTTGTTAATCAAAAATTAACACAGAAAGAAATAGCCCTAAAGACAGGAATATCGGAGGTGACCATATCGAAATGGGCTAAAGCCGGCAAATGGGACGGGTTACGCAAAACAATATCGGTCACACGTGAGGAGCGTATGCGTTCAACGATCGATCAACTTACAGATCTTGATAACTTGATTGCATCACGCGAAGAAAAATACTGCTTCCCTTCAAAAGATGAAAGCAATATACGTCGTCGCTTAGTTGCCGACCTGGCATCTCTCGAAAATGAATGTGGCCTCACGGATGTGATTAACGTATCGATCAAACTACTCGAATGGCTTCGTCCCATCGATCCCGAAAAAGCGAAAGAGATAAGCCATATTTTCGACGGTTATATCAAAGATCAGTTACGCTAATGGTAAATGGTTAACGGTAAATTGTAAATAATTAAATTGTAAATTAATGAGGCCCGGCGAACGTTCTTCACTCGACAAATGGCAACACTACCGCAAATCCCTTCTTAGCGATTCAGGTGTCGACCTTTCCATATCCGAAGCTGAGCGAATGAAACACCGGACATATCTCGAAGCTCATCCGCTTGAATGGATGAAATTCTTCTTTCCAAAATATGCTTCCTCTGAGTTTGCTCCTTTTCATGTTCGATTTATAAATCGAGTACTTGGTGCACCGGAATGGTACGAAGTCGTATCATGGAGTCGTGAACTGGCTAAGGATACCGTCGCCATGTTTGTTCTTCTTTATCTTGTTTTGACCGGTCAGAAAAAATTCATTGTCCTGGTATCATCGGGTGAGGATGCCGCAATAGAGTTGCTCATGCCTTACATGCTCAACCTCGAATCGAATCAGCGCTTGATTGCCTATTACGGTCAGCAAAAGAATTATGGCGATTGGGAGGAAGGTAACTTCTCTACACAAGGGGGTGCAAAGTTCATCGCCCTCGGTGCCGGGCAATCTCCTCGTGGAAAGAAGAACGAAGAGGTGCGCCCTGACTGCATCATTGCTACCGACCTCGATACCGATGAAGATGTGCGCAATATCACAACTGCAAAAAAGAAATTCGATTGGTTCGAGCAGGCTCTTTTACCTACACGCTCAATAAGTAAACCTCTTCTCGTATTGATACTCGGTAACATCATCGCCAAAACCTGTTGTGTCACTCTTGCAGCTCAAAAAGCTGACAAACATGATGTTGTCAATATTCGTGACAAAAACGGTAAAAGCACATGGCCCGCTAAGAACACGGAAGAGATGATCGATCGTGTGTTGTCAAAGATCAGCACAAAATCCGCTCAGCAGGAATATTACAACAATCCTCTATCCGAGGGCGATACCTTTAAAGAAATCACCTGGGGCAAATGTCCTCAACTTTCCTCATTGCCTTATGCGGTTGTCTATGCCGATCCGGCAACATCCAACAAGGACAAACAAAAATCAGGAGGAAGTTACAAAAGTGTGTTCCTGGTTGGGTACAAAGATTCAAAATTCTACATCTACAACGGATTTCTCGACCAGGTACCGAATGCCGAATTCGTCGGATGGTTCTATGCCATTCGTGATTATGTTAGCAAAAAAACTCAACTATATAACTATATCGAAAACAACACCTTGCAGGATCCTTTTTTTGAGCAGGTTTTTATTCCTCTTTTTGCCGCTCTCGGTAAAGAACGCGGGTTAATTGGCATCGTCCCGGACAGCCGTAAGAAACCGGACAAATTCGTGCGCATAGAAGGGAACCTTGAACCTCTAAACCGTAACGGACAATTGATATTCAACATCGACGAACGTGATAACCTAAATATGCAACGTCTCGAAGAGCAGTTTCTTTTATTGAATCCACAATTAAAATCACCTGCCGACGGCCCTGACTGCATCGAAGGTGCGGTTTACATTCTTAACGAAAAGCGTGCGCGTCTCTCATCCGATTCCCTCGTAATAGGGAAAAATAAAATAAACTCAAAAAGATATTAACATGTTAATGTTACGAAAAATCGGGTTATCAATCGCTATTTTACACGTGCGCTGGCAGGCTTCTCCATTCAAGCAAAAGCAGGCTATAAAAAAAGCAATCAGGCAAAACAAACAAACCGGAATGCGATATCGGGTTTTCTTTATCGGAGGAAGATATCGGGTTTGGCAACGCAACGATATTCGTCACCTTCGCAATGCGGGGCTGTTTAAATGTGAATTGAAGCCCGGAGCTGATTTTGATAAGATAGCTATTTACGACACAATAAAATTAAATCCTCATGTTCATTTCAATAGATGAGCTTAATACAGTTCTATATGCAGAGAATATCGATGCCGTTTCAGGTGGTGATGATACAATCATCACTGCAGCGATCATGGGTGCAATTGCTGAAGCAACGAGCCATTTGTCACGTTTCGACACTACAACGATTTTTGCCGCTACGGCAGATGCCCGTGATCCGTTACTCCTCATTTTCGTAAAGGATATCGCAGTCTGGCATTTCGTCAACCTTGCTAATGCGGGTACCGCTCTTGAGTTTCGTCGCAGCCGCTATAACGCGGCAATTGCGTGGTTAGAGGATGCAAATTCAGGAGATGTGCAAACGGTATTTCCCTTGCTTCCGGTAAGTGATGGGAGTGGTACCGTCTTTTATGGCTCGAATCCGAAACGGGATCAACATTATTAATTTTTACCAATCATGGCAAATAACAATATTACAGTGAAAAAAGGCATTAAGCCTGGCAATCTCATCGTTAATCAGATTTTGGTACGTCCATTGTGGCGGATGAATTATGATATCGGTAAATGGCGTGAAGCAATCAAGATTTCCGATCTCGATCGTCGGCAAATGTTGTATCGTTTGTATGATGATATGTTGGTCGACGGGGTTCTGAGTCGTTCAATTGAAAAGAGAGGAGAGGCAATCACAAATTCAGAACTTGTTTTCACGGATAAAAACGGCAAAGCTGTTGATGAAATAACGAAGATCATCGACACGGCTCAGTTTGAGGATATGCTTTATGAGATTTACCTTACAAAAGCGTGGGGAACTACAGCCCTGGAATTTGACTTTTCAAAAGGTTTTAATTTCTCTTCTATTCCACGTCGCAATATCCGTCCCACACTGAAACAAATCGCCATCGACGAAAATGATGAGTTTGGCATACCTGTTTCCAACGATGAGAATATCATTTTTTTTGGTAAGGATAAAGATATGGGCTTTCTGATGAAAGCCTCTCAATATGTTATTTACAAACGAGGGGGCTTTGGTGATTGGGCGCAATATGTTGAGCTGTTTGGAATGCCACAACGGATCGGTAAATATAACACGACCGACACTGCCAGCCGCGATGCATTGATTCAGGCGCTTAAACAAGCCGGCAGTGCTCCTTATGTGGTTGTACCGAAAGATACCGATCTGGAAACAGTTCTTAACAAAGGACAGGGTAACAGTACTTTGTATGATGATTTTCGCAAAGCCTGTAATGAGGAATTAACAATCACCGTCCTTGGTAATACACTTACCACCACGCAGGGATCTGTGGGATCACAGGCATTGGGGACCGTTCACGCCGATGTGGAAGATGCCGTTCATAAGAGTGACCGGCGCTACATTCAACGAATGTTGAATAGCAAGGTTTTGCCGCTGATGGAAAAACGCGGCTTCCCTGTAGCAGGCGGCAAGTTTCAGTTTCCACAAGAAGAGGAAGAATTAGAGGTATCAGATTATGTAGAACTATCAACAATCATGCCTGTGCCTGTCTCTTTTCTTCAAAACAAGTTCAACATTCCTGCTCCGAAAGGAGACGAAGCCATTGCGGGTGCACGCGTTCCCGCACCTGGCCCCGATGCCGCTTCCGGCCCAACGGAACCGGATCCTGCTAACCCAAATCCGGATGATTCTGTCGATCCTGTAAAACCTTCTGATTCTGTCAAGAAAAAGCCGGATGTTCACGTGAAAAACAACGACGATCATAATTTTCTCATTCGCCTGAGGGATTTTTTCGTCCCGCCCCGCAACAACGGGGCTCCTTTAGACTTCTAATTTCTGATCTCTATTCTGGTTACCCTGAACCGAAGAATCATGATGAAGTAAATTTAGCCGACACATCATCCTCGATTGATATTTCAACACTCTTGAATAATGCTCTGAAAGATATCTATAACAAGGTTGTTGATGTCAAAACAGAGATCGAACCAAATCTTTTCAAAATAAGCTTTGATTCGCAAAACAAAGCAGTTGACACGGGTTTTGTGGATGTCAAGTTTGGTGAGCCTGATTTTGACTTTATCAACGAATTGAAATACAACAATGGCGTTTTCGCAGCCTTCCGCACGCACAGGCAACAGAATGACCTGGCAAAACAGTTGCTTGACGACAAAGGCAATCTAAAGTCATTTGATCAGTTCAAACAAGATACGCAACCCATTCTTGGCGAGTATAACAAAAACTGGCTGCAAACTGAATATGACACTGCGGTTATACGCGCCCGCATGGCAGCAAAATTCAAGAAGTTTCAACAGACAGCAGATGTGTTGCCAAATTTGAAATGGCTTCCGACAACTTCTCCTGATCCTCGTGAAAGTCACGAGAAATTTTATTACATTGTGCGACCGCTCAACGATCCCTTTTGGAATGATCATTTCCCAGGCAATGAATGGAACTGCAAATGTGGAATCACCAGCACAGATGAAGCTGTGACTGATTTGCCTGAAGGCTATCAATCATTTGATGATCCTCCTGCCGGCTTAGATCAAAACCCAGCCTTCACGGGGCAGATATACAGCTTTTCGCACCCCTATTTTACAATAGGGTATCTGGCATATAAGAAATTGATGCCACTTGTTCAAAAGTGGCTTGACGACTATTTTGAAAACAAGCCGCCGATGTTTCCTATATACACTAAAATAGTGTCTCAAAAGGGAATAAACATATCAATTACAAAAACATTTCAGGCGCAAGATGCAAAAATGAATATAACAATAGCAAAAAAGATCGGAGTATTGCTGAAGGATAATAAACAAGAAGCAACTATTTATATCTTGCCCGCATTGATGCAAGATGTGCCGGTTCAAAACAAGTTACGCAAATACCTGCTTCCAAAAGATACGCCAGCCGGCAAAAACCCGGATTTCCTTATAAATAGAACATTATTTGATTGTAAGATCACTAAGGGAGGGCGAAATTCACTACAAAGCTATGTTTCTGATGCCAATAAACAGGCAAGTGGAGTGATAATCGACTATCAGGGGAAATTAAGCTATAATGAGGTATTGAAAGCCATAATCGGACAGGCAAAATATTGCAACAAATTGCAGGATTTTTGGATAATATATAGAGGAGAATTGAACCAATTTAAAAGAAAAACGTGGTATCCATAAAAGACAAAAGCCGACCGAAGCCGACTTTTGTAGCGGTACTGGTCGACGATTGAATCGACCTGCAACCGACCTCAAAGATACAACACAAATTCTCATTTTCCAAATTTAAATATTAAAGCAATGAATGTTACTCAATTCAAATCCTTGATGGATGCAAAATCATCCAAGATCAATAAATACATTGATCATGAGCTGCCGATCCATGTCGGCAAAATTGCTGTCGATCATTATCAGGATAATTTTAGAAAAGGTGGGTTTGTTAACGACACGCTTGAAAAATGGCAACCAGCCAAACGGCTACTCATGAAATCTGAAGGAACGCAATACGGCACTCTTATGTCGAGCCGGCAGGAACTGTTCAACAGCATCTCTTACATTCCCGGCGATGGCCGGGTAACTATCCGGAGTGATAAGCCTTATTCAAAGATTCAGAATGAAGGGGGTGAGATTCATCAAAACATCACCATCACGCCAAAAATGAGGCGTTGGGCTTGGGCGATGTATTATAAAAATGGGGGTG